AGGACGCTGATCGTGGGCGAGGTGCCAAGCGTGATGCCGGTGGCGTCGTCGAGCGTGACGGTCGTGGTAGTTGCTGCAGCGATGCGGCCGCCGCGCCGGTAGCCGGACTTCACCGGATCGGCCACGTCGATCACCATGCCAGGGCGCATCACGATGCCCGAGTCAATCGACACTGAGAAGGTGACGGTTTCGGTCAGGTTCTGCTCGGACAACAGCGCCCACTTGCCGACGCGGTGCGCCTGCCCTTGCGAGTAACAGCCGACTGCTTTAATGTCTTTGTTGATGATGCCGTACTTGGCGACAGCTGCTGCATCCTCGACATACTCAAAAGACACCTCGCCCAGATTGTCGTAGTCCTGGTAAGCGACAGTTGCTGTGGTGTGCCGTGCCTTCTGCGATGAACCGCTGTAGTTGAACAACCCATCGACGACGTTGGCTGGGGTCAGCAGATACTGCGGATTCGACGGCTTGTCCTGCAGCACCACCATCGCGCCAGCGCCGTAGTAGGCAATGCCACGGAACAGCGCGACAAACTCTTGGATGACGCTATAGACCTCGTCCCTGCTGTTGATCAGCATGTTGCAACTGAACCGTGGCTCTAGGCCTCCGCGTCCGTTGCTGACCAGCTCGTTGCAGTATTGGCTGATTGCATAAAAGTCATAGCGATCCAAGCTGCTGGCCGGGATGCCTGCGCCGTAGCGGGTGTTGGTCAGCAAATCCCATAAACACCATGCAGGATCCGAGCACCACCTAGCAGCTCCTTCTAGTGAGCCATTCCAAACGCCTGCGTAGGTGACGCGGCCAAGGTAGGTGGTGGTGTCAACCGTGGCGTTGCTGGGTAGCACCACTTTGATGCCGCGGACCAGATATTTGCGGGCTGGGATGCTTTTGAATTGGCGGCTGTCAAAACGCAGAAAAGCTAATGCGCTGTTTGGATATTTGAACTTTTCGTCAATAATCTTGGTGTAGCTATACCAAAAAGTCCGGTTCTGCCTGCGTGCGCTGGACTCATCGTCGCTGATGCGCTCCAGTTTGATGTCAACTGGAAACGCGCCAGTCAGGTTGATGATGTAGTCGCGCTGATAAGCGTTCGTTGTCTTGCCGCTGATCGTGTCCTCAAAAACTGTTGTATAACCGCCGCCGTTGTATTGCACCCTGCAGCGAATCTGCACGCTGTGACCAATGATGTCGCCATCGTCTTCAATGATCTGCAGTGCCGGTAGCTGCACCGTGATGCGGGCACGGTCCACATCCGAGTCGGTGATCTGTCGGGTGACTGACGCGACTTTGGTGATCTCGACGTTGACTGGCTCTTCTGATTCGGTGCCGTTGGTGTTGGGGATGTATGGCTGATCTTCTGCTCCATTGCGGGTAACAATTGTGTAACCAGTGAAGTTATCAACGCCGCTGCTGCTTTGAACAGGCGTGCCATCCAAGTAGATGCCTTTGGCGCCGCCTTCGATGCCGTCAATCTCGCCTTCGCTGATCAGGTCAAGGACGCTGGCGAATTGAACTGACTGCAGGCTGTCATCGGCTTCTGTTGGCACATGCGTCGAACCGCCGCCGCCTTTGCCGCCACCGCCACCACCGGCACCTTGGATCAACAGCAGATCGTCGTTCATTTCAGTTGCGCCACGTCAAGGCCGCTAGACAGGACAGCCGAGCCAACAAAAGCGCGGCCATAAACAATTGGCACCGGCATTCCCTGCTGGCTGGTGTTGACAATGCCGCTAAAGCTGAATGACTCCAGCCGGGCTGCCTCCTTGCCGCGTTGCAGGGCTGACATGTCAGGCTGCGGGGACAGCATCTGTGCCACACCGCCGAGGATCAGATTGGCGCCGACAAGAGCGAGAGCGCTTTTAACTGCAATCGGAGCAGCCAAGCCAAGTAGTCCAATTGTTGCGCCACCCGTAAAAAAAGACAGCGCCACCAAGCCAATCCCCGCCAGTATTTGCCCAAATCCCTGACCAGCACCAGCCAACACAGGTGCAATGCTGAACACGTCCCGCTCGGACCATGGCAACACGGCCACGCTGGCATCTTCCTGTGTGATGCGCTCTTTGCCAACGGTGACGCGGAAGCCCATCCCGGTCTGCTCTGAGTCGATCAGCCAGCGCTCCAGCCCAGGGAAGTTCACGCACAGCGCCTTGATCGCCTGCGCGGGCGTATCCACCTCGAACTCAAACCGGCACTGGCCGAGTCGCTTGCGAAGGGCGCCGTAGACCTTAACGACTTTCATGCCGTAGGACCATGGCAGTGCTTTTGACATAGTAACCGCCATACACGTCCCGGCTACTCAATCGTCCCTGCACATGATGCAGGATTTGCTGATCGCCTAGGTAGATCGCCGCGTGGTTGGGCAGGCTTGCCGATAGTTGCATCAGGATCGCGTCGCCGTATTGCAGCTCCTCGAACGGTACCTGTCTGAAACCCTGCGACTTGTAGCCGTCAACATACAAGCTCTCGCCGCGTTCCCAGAATCGATCACGCCGGTCGAAGTCCGCCAGTGTCAGACCCCACTCGCGCTGATACCAGTCCCGCACCAGCGAGTAGCAATCGACCACGCCGAACACGAACTCGCGGCCGACGTATGGCAACTCGAACGCCGCAGGCTCGCAGCCGCCCCATGCCTCGGTCTTGGGGTTGACGATCACCCACGGCAGGCCGCTGTTGTTGCAGCCGATCTGATCCGCTGCTGATGGGACTGGCTGCGTCACCGGGTGACTATGAACCACGGCCACGATCTCGCCCAGATCCTCGGTTGCTGCGTAGTCCGCCGGATCCAAGACGAAATGCTCGTCTGGTGTGGCGGCGATGTTGCGGCACGGGTAATAGCGGCGCCGGCCTTTGACCACATGGATCAGGCCGCAGCACTCGCGGGGATCCTCAGCCTGCGCGTGCGCCAGGATGTCGGCCTTGAGCGCGTCGGTCAGCTTCATCACTGAGTCAGACCCGCCCCTGGGAAGGAGCCGAACGGCAACTCAGCCGTTGCGCCAAAACGCAGCTTGCAACTCTCCACCCGTTTGCCGCACACGTCAGCCGCCAGTGTGCCGACCACCTGATCGTTCACGTTCCAATAATTGCTGCCGGTGTAGCCGCACTCAGCGCCGCGATACTTCCACTGACACACATTGGCGATGATCTGCCGCTGGGGCAGCATGACGCCGGCCAGGTCAAACTTGCTGGCCAGCTCGAACTCGACCAGATCGCGGTTCTCGTTTGACTTCCGGTCGACGTACCAGATCTCCGTCGGGAAGCGGGCATTAGGGTCGGCTGCTGCCTCGCCATCGAGGAACTTCTTCAGCGTGCGGATCCGCCGCACCGTGGCGCCGCCCAGGTCGTTGCCGGGTGTGGTCGCATTGACCAGCAGCAACAGCGTCGTCATGTCGCTGAACAGGTTGCTGATTCGCAGCGTCGGGCGCGGCAGGCTGCCAGAACTGGTGTAATCGAACCCCGTCGCCTCGACCGGAAGCCTGACGTAGGTGTTGCTGGCAAACACGATGTTGCCGGTGACGGCTGCGTTTACGCCGTTGTGCCAGTAGTAGGTCGTGCTGGCGCCGTGCAGCGTGGTGTCAAGCTGCAGCTCGAACAGCTCGATGATCGCGTTCGGACCCAGGACCGCCAGCTCTTCGTAAACGCTGCTGATCGCTGCCCAGGTGACGCCGCCGTCTGCGATCGTGCTGCCGATGTCGGTCGGCCATGCTGGCTGCGTGCTAGCGCTGGTGCCGGCGACCGTGCAGCGGAACACCAGCCCGCTGGCCTGCGTCGTCGTAGCGCGGACAATGGCGCCGACTGCGTAGCTCGTGCTGGCTTGCCAGGCTGCGTAGGCCATTAGGGCTCAAAGACCTCTTCAAAGGTGGCGCTGATGTTGTTGAAGTTGCAGCTCACCTGGCTGGTGTTCCAACCTCGGCAGACCCACTTCCCGGCGTAACCGTTTGGATCAGTCCAATCGAACGACTCAACCGCACCACGCGCGCGCAGGAAGGTCAGGATGTTGTTGCGCTCGGTGTCGTCCCGATTGCTGAACTGCAGCGACCACTTCTTCGGCTGCGTGTTCAGGCCATAGGCGAGCCGCTGCTCGTAGCCGTCACCGAAGCGAACGCTCCTGACGATCGGCTGCTCTTCTAGGTCAGCAGCGAAGCTAGGCGTGTAGGTAAAGGTTGCCATCAGCGTGTGGTTGCGAGTAGGCCGCCAGGCCGTTGTTGCTTGACGATCTCAGCCTGCACTGCAGCGCCGATCACGCGGCCGAGTTGGTTGGCATTAGGACCATCACCCTGCACTTGGCTGCTGCCAGCATCAACGTTCACGGTCACATTGACGCCAGCGCCCCCAGATGCTGCCACGCCCAGCCGGCCATCAGCGCCACGGCGGAGCGGCATGATCGCTTCAGGGCCAGCCTCGCCCATCAGGCCGATGCCCTTGGCAAACGGGAACATGGTTGGGCCGTTGACGATGCCGCCGCGGGCAAATGGCACCACGCCATTGGAGCCGTAGACGTTGCCGGTCGCGTTGAGCGCAAAGCCGGGGATGAAGGATTTGAGCGCACCCGCACCGCTCAGGCCAGCGCTAGCTGTTGCAAAGGTCCCGCCAGGAATCAAGCCCTGAATCAACTTCAGCAGCGGCGCGATGATCAGCATCCGCGTGACCATGCGGGTCAGATCTTCGACGATTGCCAGCGCAAACTGACGGAAGCTAAACGTGCCCGTCGTGGTCAGGCTGACGATCGCATCCTCCAACCCGCTAAATGCATTGGTGGTGACGTTAGAGATGTTTTCACTCAGCGTGCCAACGCTTTGCAGATAATCATCAATTGCACTGCGCGCGCCCGAGAGCGCGTCCTTCTGACTAGATGCAGCGTCGCTGAAATCAAGCAGTTCAATAGCAGCCTTGCTGGCGTTCTCGCCAATCTCGGCCAAACCTTCTGAATACTTGCGCGCGGCGAGCGCGTTTTCGCGATCAGAGAATGCATTGATTGCATCCCTAAAGGGTCCAATGTCCAGCTCGCCTCCAGCAGCCCGGACCTCGCGCGCCAGGTCGACCACTGCCATGGTCATGCGATCGACTTCGCGGCTCGCATCCCTGATCGCCTGCTCACGCTCAAGCATCAACTGCTTGAACGGATCGGCGCCGACGCCTGCAATCTGGGTGTCGAGATCCTCGACGTTCTGCCTATATTGCTCGAGCAGATCGCTGGCTTTTCTCGTCAACTCTTGACGCCGCTTCAGTATGCGCTCCTGCTCATCCGCCGCTTTCTTCGCAGCGGCTGCAGCCTTTTTAGCTGCCGCTTCAGCGCGCTTGTCTTCCTCGGTTGTATCCAATGCCATGCTGCGCCCACCTTGCCGGCGGCCAGTGCCAGGGGATGGCGCCTCGCTGAAGATCTTGCCGATCTGCGCAAAATCCTGACGGGCTTGCGCAAGCATCCCGGAGACCCTGGTGCGATAAATCTCCGCCGCGCCTTGGAAGTCGCCTTGCACCGCTTTGGCTATAACCTGGAATCCGGCGACTGCGTTCTTGATGAAGACATCAAAAAGCTTGACAGTGGCAAAGACAAATGTGGCGACTGATTGGATGCCTACCCTGATCACGGTGAACAGAGCGTCCCAATCGTTCTTTGTGTCGAACAGATCGCCAAAGACTTCAAGGATCGACTGCAGCGATGGCAACAGCGCATCTGTCAGCTCAGCGCCGAAGCCCTGAGTCCTGATGCCCAGCTCCGTGATCGTGTCATTGAACAGATCGGATCGCGCGGCAAAATCTTCGCCCACCTTGTAGGTGAACTTATCCATTGCCGCCGCGCCTTCGTTCAGTAGTGGGATCAGATCGGCGCCAGACTTGCCGAAGATCGCCACCGCCGCGGCTGCTTTCTGCGCGCCATCAGGCATGTCAGCAAAACGATCAGCGATCTGTTTCAGCGCCTTCTCAGCCGGCACCACCTGCCCGTCGGCAGTCTTGACCGCAACGCCAAGCGCGTCAAACTTACGTCCAAGGTCTTCGTTGCCCTCGGCTGCCTTGACCAGATTCACGTTCAACTTGGTCAAGCCCTTGCCCAACGTGGCCATGTCCACGTCAGCCAGCTTGGCCGCATTGCCGATGCCGATCAGCGCACCAGCCGCCACGCCAGTCTTTGCCTGCAGGTTAAACAGCTCGTCGCCTGCGTCGATCGCTTGCTTCACGATGGCAGCCAATCCGCCCACCACAGCACTGCCGGCGATTGCCGCACCAAAGCCAGCGACCGCACCTCTAAGGTTGCTGAATCCCAGGGCTGCATTCTTGACCTGACCCTGCAGCCCCTGCATGGAGTTGCCCAGGCGCCGGATATTGTTCTCGCCTTGAACGTCCGCCTTGATGCGGAGCATGGCATCCATGTTCATCGCCATCTCAGGCGCTCCGCTCACTAAGCACTGCCATGGCTGCGGCCTCCATTACCTGCAGGTCCTCAAGCATGGAGCGCTCATCCTCCACTGCATACAGTTTAAACACCCACGCCAGGACTCCGTAATCAAGCCCCAGCAGGCCGCCCATCGTGGTGCGCCATTGCGTTTGCACCCGCAGGAACATCTCCACGGCTGCCCAGTTCTCAGGCCAGACGTCGAAGTCTTCAGCCGGTGCATCCGGCAGATCCGGCAGGGGGATACCCATGGCCGCGGCATCAGCGGCGGTTTCGTCAACGACGCTCCCACCCGCCCAATGCTCAGCGGCCTCTGTCAGTTTTTTCGCTTGGCTCCCTTGATGCTGTCCATGTAGGACTTGAGAATCGCCACCGAAAGCAGCGGCACTTCAAGCGCCTGCTCGAGTGCCTTCTGGCTGAATGGGATCTCTTTGCCGTTGTCATCGTTGACGCCGGACCATCCCACCAGCACCTCTGCCGCCAGCTCAGTCAGCCGCTCAATGTCGCCCACGTCGTCGAACCGCTGCAGCTCAGCCACCAACGGGGCAACCTTGCTTTGCGGTAGACGCTTGAACTCGCCGTCAAATGTTTGGCGCTCGTGCCGGCCGCCATCGACAGGAATGTCGAAAGTGACCGGCCACGAGTAGGTATCCGACTGCTTGAGAACGAAAGCCAAGGTCAGGTAAAAGCGAGACTCAGCTCATCATTGCCCGAACTGGTCGGAACTGCAATAAAGGGCATGTTCAGCATCTGCACACCGTCCTGATCCGAGTAGGTCAGGTTGCCCAGATCCGACTGAGCTGTGGTCACCGTGCACCTGTTGCCGGCACTGGTGCCGTGCTGGAAGGTGATGCTGCCAGTGCTGCTGCCAGTGGCAATGGTAAAGAAGTCCTTCGCCGCAATGGTCGGCGCTTCGATCACGATCGTGCCGCTGGGTGCGCGGTTGGTGATCATGATCTCCTTGCTGCAGCCCACCAGCTCGCGATAGATCACGTCGTTGGCGATGCTGAAGTTGTAGGACTGCAGGCAGCCGCTGTAGGAGAACGCCGAGAAGCTGATCGTGTTGCCTTCCTTGAACAGGAGCGGGGTGGCCTGGTTGGCGTAGGTGGGGGTAGGCAGCGTCTCGTCGGTGGGCGCGTTGTAGATGCCCGTCATGGTGAAACTGATGAAGGGCACCTGGCCAACTTCGCCGGTGATCTCAAAAGTGCCGCGACAGCCGGTCAGCTTGTGACGGATGCCATCCTCATGAAAGTGGATGGTGCAGCTCTCAAAGCCACTGCTCTCGGGCGCGTAGGTGGCGCTGGTGCTGGTGACCAGCGTCTCGCTCAGGCCGCAACTGCGCAGAACGGGACCATAGGCCGGTGCGGTGCCGGCAGTGCCGGAGCCAGCCAGCTCGACTTCAAAACTCACCTCGACGCGGGTCCGCGCCAGCAGCTGATCGGCTTGCCCCATGTAAGGGCGCACCAGGTCGCGGTTCACCGTCTCGGCTACCAGTGGTTGGATCTCAAGGTTGCGCACCAGGATGGCGTTGCTCGAGCCGGTGGGGCTGGAGTCGGTGCCATAGGTGGTCTCAATCTTCGCCAGGATCAAGCGCCGGCGGGTCAGAACTGATGCCATTGGGGGCTACCTCAGGAGTTGGATGGGGAGCCGGCTGGGTCCGCTCGACGAGCTGTCGCTTGCCGGTTTTGGGATTGACCAGATAGCTGCCGCCCTGGCCTTTGTGTTCGTCCACCATCGTAGCCACTATGTTGTGGCCAGATTAGCGACGCTCGTGCGATAGCGCACGAGGTAATCGCAACTGATCACGCCGGCTGGCTGATCAGCTTCGACCATTTCAAAGTTCACGCCCTGTGGTTGTATGTCGATCGCGTAGCCGCCAAGGGTCAGATCTGCCATCAGCTTGCTGTGCAGGCTCTCGATCGTGGCATCAGCCAACTGATCGGGGATGTTGCCGCGCACGATCACCGCGATCCGCACCGTCAGCGACCAGTCCAATCTCGGCAAGCTGGTCAACTGTTCTGCACTGTCGCTGATCGGCTCGATCACCAGCGCCGGGCTTTCGCCTCTGGTGAGCGGCTCAACGCGGCTGCGGTAGATCCGCGTGCTCACGCCTGTGGTGCCCGCCAGCGTTGACGTAATGGCTGCCAGAATCGTCTCGCGGCGGGTCGTCATGCTGAGGCCACCTGGGTCACGGTGCAGATAATGCCGGGGATGCCCGGATGCGCGAACGGGCTGGTCTCGGCTGCCTCGGCATGAATGTAGGCGGCTGCATTGCTGGTCGCCCAGATCAGCTCGATGTAATCCGCCGTTGTCAGCCTGAGCACGAAGTTGACCGTTCCGATCACATTGCCGTCGATGCCGCCATGGCTAGAGATGATGCTGAACCTGCTGTCGCTGTCGGCCACGTTGCCGCTAGCGCCGCTGTCGTTTTTGCGCAGCCAAACGTTGACGTCATGGATGCTTGAATCTGTATTGCTGAACTGAATCGAGAACGTAAAGCTGTAGATCCCAGGATGGTCAACCGTGATGCGACTGTTTGAAATAACCTTGATGCCGCGACCATCTGGATCGCTCTTGCGCAACAGGATCGGCGTTGGTGTGTTTGCTGTCGCCGTCTGCGAGGTTGTATCCCAGAAGGATCCCCAATAGCCAGGATTGCCAAAGTAAGGCAAGCCAGACCATGCTGTCCGGCCATCGCCGATCTTCAGATTCTCGGTCTCGCTTTCAACGCCAGGCTCGCCAGCCATCAGCACCGGGTTCTGTGCCGTCCATGCGTTGCGGGTGCTGATCTTGAAAGGACCGCTCATGTTTTCTGCAATCCGAGCTGAACAATCTTGCCGTCATCCATCAACATCACTTCCCGCACCGTATAGGCCACAGCATCGACGGTGATCGAGCTGCCACGGGTCAGTGTGCCAAAGTCAGAAGCTTTGGCAGTCAGTGTGTAATCAGTGCTCAGCACCATGCCATTGGCCAGCACCTGACTGGGCATGTCAAGGATGCCCAAAGCGGTAACGGCGCCAGCTGTGCAGCTGACGCCGAAGTCCGCCAGGAAGATTCCGAGATCCTCCGTAAAAGCCATCAGCTGTACTTTTTAGAGCCGAGAGCCTGAACCGAAACGGCGCCGGTGCCACTGCCACCGCTCACGGTGAAAAGCACCCGAACATAACGACGCAGGTCGTTGCTATCCAGATAAATCTTTTCGCGAAAGGCGGTGTTAGCAGCAGCAGCAGTGAAGCCGCCACCAGTCACATCGACGAAATCGCCAGAGGTGGTGGTGTTGCTGTGCTGAATCTTGGCAGTCAGAGTGACGCCCGAACCAGCAGCAGCGGCATTGATGATAAAAGCAACGTCGCCCTCGTAATCCAGCAGATCAACGTTGGCAGGAGTGCCAGCGCCGGTTGCCGAAACGGTTGCGGTGTTGTGAAGCGTCAGCAGATCGGTTTTCGATCCGAGGTTGAGGATAGTCATGATTTAGCCCTCCGTCTGGGGGTTGTTGGTTTGCGGGTCGGTTCAGGAGAATCCTGGACCAGATCGGCCACCATCGCGATGGCCTCCACAGCCTTGCCAATGCCGATCAGAGTTTTGGCATCAGAAGGGGATGCCTCGATGACATCCCCAATCCTGACCACCTGCCCCGCCAGCATTGTTTGCCGTAGGACCTTGATCAACATGATCAGAGGGTGTTGTTGCCGCGGCTGAAGGACTCAGGATGACGGACAGCGATGTCCACATCCTGCATGGCAACCACGCGCACAGTGCCAGAGGTGCTGTGGGTGTAGGGGTCAACCATCAGGTCCAGGCCGGAGAAGTAGCCGATGATCAGGTCGGCGAAGTTGCCAAACCACAGATCATTAGCGGCCACTTGGTTGGACAGAACACCGCGGTACCCGTTGACCTCGTTGCCCTCCATGATGAAGATGCCGGATCCGGCATCTTTCTTGGTGGTCTTCAGGTTGCCGCGCATGGCGGCATTCATCAGGTAGACGGGGCTGCCGAGCAGCGCGTTGGCGGTTGCCACGTCGCTCTCGAGCGCAACCACCTCAGCGAAGGTAGGAGCGTCAGCGGCGAAGTCTTCAGTCCCGATGCCGGTGGTCAGCTTCAGGCCGAGGGGTTCGCTGTTGCTGCCGGTGCCATAAAGGCCAGCGGCATCAATCTTCAGAGCAAGAACGCGAGCCAGGTCATTGCGGACCATGTTCTCAACGTCGATGCTGGACTGCAGCATCAGGCGACGGCTGTAGTCAGTGAAGGCTGCAACGGTCTTGGGGGTCAGGCTGACCTGATCGACGGTCTGCTGGCTCTCGGTGGGCGAGCCGCTTTCAGCCACCCAGTAGGCAGTGGCAGAGCCTGCTTGACGAGGAATAGCAACATTGCCGGTGAGGCCGGTTAGCACAGTGGCGCCAGCTTGATCCAGAGCGGAAGCGTTGCGCAGCAGATCGATGAAGCTACCAGCGTCGAGCATTGTCTCGACCAGGTTGCCGCCAGCAGTAGCAGCGCCGACGTTCAGGTCACGACGCAGCACATCCTGGGGGATGGTGATGCCACGGGACTGACGGCCGAGTTTGGCAGCAGCAGCTTCAGAGGCTTCGATCTCGAACGCAGCAGCCTCACGGGCAGCGCGGTCGGTGGGGTTGGCGAGGAAATTGATGGCGCGAAGGAAAGAGAAGCTGCGGCTCTCCTTTTCGCTGAGGCCAAGGTCGGCGGCCTGCATGGTCACGGGCTCCTGGTGAATGTTGAGCTTGTCGAGCACAGCAGCGCGAGCCTCGTCGATTGAACGACCAGACTCAACCATCTGCCGGCCAAGGTCTGCCATGCCGTGCTTGTCGCACAGGGCAGTGATGTCCGAGATGCGGGACCGTTCGGCCTGAGCGGCCTCGGCCTGCACCACGGCCAGATCAGGGGTGGCGTTTTCCATTGAAGGAATAGGATCAGGGGATGGTGCTGCCGAAGCAGCAGGGGTGTCGGCCTCAAAAGATCGGCCAATCCCAACACCGGGGTCAGCCGGCACTGAGACTACGCTGATCTCGTAAGGGGACCAGGCAGTTGCGACAAAGTCGCCGCTGCCTCGTTCTTCCATTTTGTCGATGGAATAGCCGAAGGACACATTCCGTAGAACGCCGTCCTTCACATCGCTCAGGATCTCCTGTGCGAAGGCGTTGCGGCTGAACCGCACACGGGCATACCCGCGACGGCGTTTGCCGTCGATGTACGCCCGCTCAACCACGCCGATCACCTTGTCAGGATTGTGGTTGAACAACAACGGCGCGCCATCGTTCAGGCGGCTCAGGTTGGCCGCATCGGCCTCGTGGCTCAGGATCTCGTTGCCGAAGTAACGCGCAACGGGGAACTCAGAGCTGAACGGGAACTCATAGATCCGGTCCTGCACCTCGTCGAAGGTGGTCAGCTCTGCCCGCTGATACTTGCCCTCAAGGCTGCGCAGCGCCGAGATCTTGGTCAGCGTAGAGAACTTGTGGCCCACCAGCACCTCAGTCGGCTCCCAGCCTTCATCGCCTTCGCGGTAGATGCGGATCAGGGCAGCCGGATCCTCAGGCGTTGCATCAATACTGAACTCGGTGTCAGGGACGCCCAGCGTGCCTTCACGCATCACATGCTCGATGCGGCCGCGAGCAGTGCCGCCGCTGCTGTCCCATTGCACGAAGTCGCCTTCGGACAGCTCACCCGGCTCCGCGCGCTCGCCGTCGCCGGTGGCCTCTTCAAACATGATCGGGCTGAAGTCATGCTCAGCCAGCCAGTCGCGCGCCTCGGCTGGGCTGTACCGCGCGCTGTTGAACCGGATTGCCTGGATCTCGCTTTCGCCTTCCTTGATGCCGTAGATGAAGTCAATCCCAGGACCACCTTCATCGTTGACACGGCGCAGCGAATCGTACTGATCAGGATCGGTCAGTCTTGCCGCGTGCTCATTCGGATAGGGGCGCGCAAAATCCACAGCGCTTCTGTCTTCTAATGCCTTGATTCTATCGGCCTTTGCGCTAGCCCAACTTTGCCCTGCATCACCACCCCATGCAGCCCATGCAACGCGGCCGGGTGACGGATAGCCATCCTCGTCAGGACTGAAGCCTTCGCCTTGCTTGTCCACCTCATGCCGCGCGAACCATGCGGCCATGGTGATCACCGTGTCAGCGCTCAACTCGTCGCCGCTCAGGATCTGCCGTGCCCTGGCCGCGGCCACCTCCGTCCCGCCTGCCCGGCCCTCGGCCTTCCAGTCGCGGTAACGCTGGGCCTCAGTCCTCATGCCATCGGTCGGCATCAGGTCGATCTCTTGCCCGTTGATCGTTGCCATCAATCCTCAGGCGCCTCGGTCGGATCCTCGAGGATTGATTCCTCTTCGTACTCTTCGCCTTCAAGCGGTAGCTCGGTATCGCCAAACGGATCGATGGAGCCGGTCGGTCTGACCTGCGTCAATCCAGTCTCGCTGACCTCACTCGGATCGGTGTCGGTCACGATGTCCATCTCGTCGAGCATGGCCAGTTCGGCCTGACGCGCGACCAGCACATCATCAAGGTCGCCACCCTGCTCAGCAATCACCTGCCCCAGTGTCTTGAAGCCGCATCGCACCGCCGTCTTGTAGGCATCCACCTCACGCTGCGGGTCCACCCACTCCCAGCTGCGCGGCACCCACCGGCTCGCGCGGTAGCGGTCAGGGTTGCTCTCATACCCCGGCAGGTTTAGCGCACCGCTCAGCACCGCCATATCGAGCCACTGCTCAAAGACCTGCTGGTGGAAGTTCTCGATCATGTACCGCTGCAGCACCCGGTAGGTGTCGCGTTCCTCCAGCAGGCTCAGCCGGCTGCTGCTGTAGTTGCTCTCTGAGAAGTTCTTGCTGATGCTCTCAAAGCTCACGCCCACGCCAGCAGCAACAGCGCGCAGCATCGACCGCGTGAACGGCTCCAGCTGCCCGTCAGGACTGTTCAGGTCCGGCACCGTCACCGACTCGCCGGGCTGTAGATACTTGAACACGCCCGGCTGAAACTCGCTAACGCGCTCGCCTTCATAGACCGCGTCACCGATCAGTTCACCCTCAGGGCTGGTGATGAATCCCATCAGCGCGCTACTCGCCCGCGCCCGCACCACCTCGGCCTCTTCATAGCCCTGCAGCATGTGAAGCCGCATCAGCGCCGACGCGAACCACGTCACGCCCCTGGTCTGCCCCGGCCGCTCAGGCAGGAACAAATGGATCACCTCATCAGCTGGGACACGGATGCGCCGGCCTGTGGTGCGCGCGTTGCCCGCGTAGGTGTCGCCAGGGTGGTTCGCGTAGAAGTGGTAAGCCTGCGGCCGCAGGTATTGATCCACCTCGATGCCCATCCTGACCGTGTTGCCCTCAGCCGCCTGGGGCACATCGTCATCGATCAGGTAATCCGCCTCCAGCACCTGCAGCGCGAACGGCACCCGGCTGTCGCCGAACGGCCGCTTAATCATCCGAACAAAGACCTCGCCCGATTCGGCCATGCTGCGGATCAGCAGCCGCTCGATGTCATGGAAGCCAAGGATGCCGCTCACATCGCAACGGCTCTTGTGCATCCACCGTTCCCACTGCTCATGGATCTGCCCGTTCAGCAGCTCGTCGAGCTTGCCGCCGCGCAACATCCGCACCTGCCCCTGATGGCGGATGCCGTGCCCGATCACATTGTTCTGGATCGCGCGTAATGCCTGCTTGGCGTAGTCGTTGTCACGGCACAGCTGCCGCGCACGGTTGCGCAGTGCCTTAAAACTCGACTTGATCTCAGAGTCGGCGCTGGTGCCGCTCGTCACCCAGTCCGCCGTCAGCCGGCTGACGCGCGCACCCTGATACGCCCGCTGCCGCGGCCGCACCGGTTCAAAGCCCATCGCCCGGAATAGCCGCGTTCTCAGTCCCATCTCAGAACCTCACAAACAAATTGTGGGGGTTCCCCAGCCCGTTGGCTATCAAGTCCGCCATCTGCTCACGTTTCACGTCAGCCTTCAGCTTCGCCTCCAGCTGCAACAGATCCGCCAGCTCGTACTTCTTCAGGCTCCGGCTGCCGATCGTGTACTCCCGCACCACGCCGCCAGATACCAGCGCGCGGATCGCGGCCTGCACCGCATCCA